GGCAGGCGGCGGAAACATCGCTGGGATTCAAAATCCCGGATGTGGTAGCCACCAGCGTTCTCTGGTATGCCCGGCGCAAATGTGAGCTGGCAGAGCAGCCGGAGAGCTACCTTCCGCTTCTGTACGAAACCGAGCTGACCGACTACTATATGCGGTTGGCAATCAACCTGAAGGGAGAAAAGCAACGTGAGCAACGAATGCGTGAAGCCCGAAATTCCGCAGTTCCCGGAACTGACATTTGAGGAAGAACGGCATCTCTACTACCTGAACGGGCTGGAAGTACCCAGCGTGACCACCCTGATGAAGCCGCTGTCCAGTGACTTCTACAGCACGGTGGACCCGGAGGTTCTGAACAAGGCCGCAAAGCGCGGCACGGCCATCCACAATGCGGTGGAGAACTACGCCAAGTTCGGCATTGAGGACATTCCGCCGGTGTATGCCGGGTATTTTGCCGGCTTCCGGGAGTGGTGGGATAGCCGCAAGCCGGAAGTTCTGGCGACCGAAACCAAGGTCTACCACAAAATCCTGCGGTATGCAGGCACGGTCGATCTGCTGTGCATCATCGACGGCAGGGTGACGCTGGTGGACTACAAGACATCGGCACAGGTGAACAGCAAGCTCTGCGCTGTGCAGCTTGAAGCCTATGACAGAGCATGGGAGAGCCACGACATCAAGGTCGATGACCGGCTGATTCTCCACCTGTCCAAAAAGGGCTATCAGGAAGTGCGCTTTCCCCGGAGTGGGAAGTGCTGGTCGGTGTTTTCGTCCTTGATGACAATTAAGAACTACATGAACGAGTGATTTTTGGGAGGTTCGACAGATGGAAAAAGAAACTATGGTGGCAACCGTTCCGCAGGCCGAAATCGTTGATGAGCAGCAGCTCTCCCGCGATGTGACCGACATCGAGTTTCAGGCGGAGTCGCTGGTTATCCAGACCGATGAGGATTACGCCTTTGCCGGTGAGTTCGGCAAGATGCTGAAGAAAAAGGCGTCGCAGGTCACGACGTTCTTCAAGCCCATGAAAGACAGCGCCTATCAGGCCCACAAAGCGGTTTGCGATCGGGAAAAGGCCATGCTGACCCCGCTGCGCAACGCCGAGAAAATTATCAAGCAGGCCATAAACATCTACGACGCGGAACAGAAACGCAAGCGGCGTGAGGCTGAGGAAGCTGCCCGGCGGGCCGCTGAGGCAGAACGTGAGCGCAAGATGCGGGAAGCATCTGAGCTGGAAGCAGCCGGTGACAACGAGGGCGCGGAAGCTGCCTTTGAGGAAGCAGCCATCATGGATGATGCCGCGAGCTATGCGGTAGTACCCGCCACGGCTGCGCCGAAAGTCTCTGGTGTCAGCACCTCGAAAGACTGGGAAATCGTCGAGATCGACCCGAAAGCGGTTCCGCTGGCGGTGGCTGGCGTTGAGATTCGTCCGGTGGACAAGGCTGCTGTTATGAGGCTCATCCGGACCTCGAAAGGCCAAATCGAGATTCCCGGCATCACCTACCGGGAAGTTGCAAAAATTAGCTTCAGGGGGTAAAAGAATATGTCTACTGCTATGAGCAAGGCTGAAACCAATGCGCTGTCCGTAAGCTATGAGGTTATGGGAACCAAAGTTGACCTCGATTTGGATTTCGTGAAGAAGTACCTCGTTCGCGGCAGGGCAGAACTGGTAAGCAATCAGGAACTCGTGTTCTTTATGAACACCTGCCGCCAGCAGAAGCTCAACCCGCTGGTTCAGGGCGAGGTCTACCTCATCAAGTACAGCAAGGATGACCCGGCGCAGATGGTCGTTGGCAAGGATGCCTACCTCCGCAGAGCATTTGACCACCCGGACTACCTGTTCAAGAACGACGGCATCACGGTACAGCGTGGGAACGAGATTATCCAGAAAGAGGGATGCTGCCTCTATCCGGGTGAAACTCTGGTTGGCGGCTGGTGCCGCGTTACCTTCATGCGGAACGGCAAGGAACGCACTGCATTCAAGGAAGTTGCCTTTGCCGAGTACAACAAGGGGCAGGCAAACTGGAAATCCAAGCCTGGCACCATGATCAACAAGGTCGCTGTCAGCCAGTGCGTGAGAGATGCCTTCCCGAAGGACTATGAGGGTGTGTACTCCGAGGATGAGATGATCGCATCCGGCGCTATCCCGGCGGAATACAGGGAGTTGGATGACCCGAAGCCGGAAGAACAGCCGGCCGAGGAAGAAGACCCGGTCATCTCGCAGGAGCAGCGCCAGCAGCTTTTCAAGGCGGCGCAGGCAAACTTCGGCAAGGACAAAGGCAACGCCGTGGTCAAGTCCATCATCGAGGAGATGGGGCTGACCTCTACGACCGGCATGAAGATGTCTACCTACAACAAGGTGGTCGAGCGGCTGGTCGAGATCTGCACGGCCCACAAGGCGGAGCTGGAAGCTGAGAAAGGCACCAAAAATGACGGTGCGGCTGAAGAATAAAGCCACCGGCGGAAAAGGAAGGTGAGGGGATGCCGTGGATAAGCGTACATCAGGAGGTGGACGGTACGAAGCTCCGTAGATTATACCGCGCCATCGGGTGTTCCAAGTTTGAAGCCCTCGGCATCCTGAACTTCCTGTGGTTCTGGGGCATGAAGAACGCCGATGAGACCGGGCTGGTCAAGGATGCCGACCTCGAAGTCCTGAGCCGATACCTGTACGGCTGCGGCGAGGACTGCCAGCTCGACATGGGCAAAGTGGTTCAGGCCCTTGTGGACACCGGCTGGATTGATGTGGCGGCCGACGGCTTTTACATCCACGACTGGGACACATGGCAGGAGCAGTGGTATAAGCTCCAGAAAAACCGCAGGCTGGATGCTGAACGAAAGCGGAAAGCCCGCCAGATGGAGCGTGAGGCTGCAAAGCCTGCGCCGAAGACCCCTGAGCCGGAACAGATGGAACTTCCTGTGGAGCCAGAAGCCAAGCGGCCAGCAAAGCCGAAACCTGATAAGAAATCCTATGCGGAGTTCGTGAAGATGAGCGAAGCGAACTACGACCGGCTCGTGAAACTGTACGGCAAAGCCTTTGCGGATGCCTGCATTGTGGAGCTTGACAACTACAAGGGCGCACGAGGAAAGACCTACAAGGACGACTACCGCGCCATCCTCTGCTGGGTCGTAGACCGGGTTAAAGAAAAGAAACCGGGCCTGCTTCAGCAGGGCGCAAGCGAATCTACGCCGGCTGAAGAAAATCCGTTCAGAGAGTGGGGTGAGCAGAATGGGTGAGTTTGATGGCCTGCTGCAAGGCGTTGTTCGTCAGGCGCAGGCGGCAAATCAGCCGGAGAACGGTGATTACTACGACGATGAAGGGTTCCTCGTCTGCGGGAACTGCCATACCCGTCGGCAGGTAGAGGTCAATATGCCTGACCTGAAGGCTGTTCCGTTCGACCCCAAGAAGAAAGTTCGGGTCAAAATGCCGGTGTCCTGCCGTTGCAGGGCAGAACGGAGGAAGCAGGAAGAGCAGATGCTCATGCAGGACCGGGAAATGCGGGCAGCACAAGCGCTGAAACAGCAAAGCCTCATGGACGAACGCCTGCGGGACATCAGCTTTGACGGGTTCCAGCAGACCAAAGACAATGCCTACAACCTGAAGCTCTGTCTGCGGTATGCGAAGCACTTCGATGAAATGCTGGCAAAGAATCAGGGGCTTTTGTTCTACGGCGGGGTCGGGACGGGCAAGACGTTTGCTGCGGCCTGCATTGCAAACCATCTCCTGAGCCTGCGGGTCCCGGTGGTGATGACCTCGTTTGTAAAGCTGCTGGAAACCATGCAGGGTTTCAGTGAGGATGACAGCGCCCTGATTGCCCGGCTGAACAGGGCAAAGCTGCTCATCATTGATGATCTCGGTGCTGAACGCAGCACGGACTTTGCGCTGGAAAAGGTCTACGACATCGTGGACAGCCGGTACAGAGCCAAACTCCCCATCATCCTCACCACGAACCTGAGCATGACCGAAATGAAAGAATCTGCGGACATCCGCTACACCCGCATCTATGACCGTATCTTTGAAATGTGCTACCCGATGCAGTTCACAGGTCGGTCGTGGAGAAAGGCGGAAGCGGCCCGCAGATTTGACGAGATGAAGAACTTTTTGGAGGGCAACGATGGATAAAGTTATCATCGCAAGCGTTGAGGACCGGCTGACGGTAGCTGCCATCCTCGTAAAGAACGACTACACCGTCCGGCAGGGCAAGCAGCTCCGGCAGGGCAAGAAAAGCTACGAATACTATCTGGAGTACACGCCGAACGACAAGCCGAAGCAGGCGGCAGGGGAATGAGGACGCAATTCTGCATCTACGGGGAGCCGCGAGGTAAGGAACGCCCGAAATTCTCAACCGTATGCGGCCATGTGACAGCCAGAACCCCGGAAAACACGGTTCTGTACGAAAACCTCGTAAAGACCGAGTACAGAATCCAATCCGGGGTTCGGTTTGCTGATGACGCCATGTTGAGCGTGAGAATTTTTGCGTTCCACTCCGTTCCGAAATCGGTCAGCAGGAAGAAGCACCTTGCTATGATCGACCGCCTGATACGCCCGACACGAAAGCCCGATTGGGATAATGTGGGCAAAATCATCTGCGATGCCCTGAACGGCATTGCCTACCGCGATGATGCCCAGATCGTAGACGCACTGGTTCGGAAGTTCTACTCTGACACCCCGCGTGTTATCGTTGAAATCTCAGATATACCGTATGAACAGTAAAGGAGAATGACTATGAGCGACAAAACGTATGTGCTGTCCCTGAGCGCGGACACCTTCAACGCCTTCAAGATGGACTTCGACAGCGCCCTCCAGCGCTTGCTTCAGAAGATGGACAGGCTCCAGAGCGACAGCGCCTCCATCAACTGCAAAATCAGCGTGGCACTGACTCCGGCTCCGGAACGGAACTTCGATGCAACGCAGGAGGGGGACACCGTGCAGGTGATGAAGCCCAGCTTCAGCCACGAGATCAGCACCGAAATCAAGGTCAAGGACAAAACGACCGGCAACCTCTCCGGCAACCGCAAGCTGGTGTGGGATGAGGAGCTGATGGAGTATGTGATGAAGGACATCGACGATGGGCAGACCTCGCTTTTCGACACGGCACAGAACCGCCAGAATGCTGCACCCCCTGTGGAGCAGGAACCGCCCCAGCTCCCGGAAGGCATCGTGGATGTTGACTACACGGTCATCAGCGATGACAAGGGCTACATCCTGCGCAACCCCGATAAGTGCGGCATCAAGGACCAGTGGGGCATCCTCAAAGTCCTTGTGGGCGAGCGGATGACGGTGAGCCGGAGTTCAGGCCACTGCTATGCGGAGACCGCAGACGGCATCATCGCCCTCGGCTCTGCCTACCTCGCAGAAGACCCCCGCCATGTGGATGACAGCATTCTGGAGCCTCATCTGGCAGAGGAAATCGCCTGCAACGGATTCGGCACGGTTCAGGTCGGCGACCATGAGGAGCCGGAAAAGATCGTGGTAGAATGTCTGGAATGCGGCGGCATCCTGCTGAAGGTGGAGAACCCCAACGCCCGGAAGGGTGATGCCGAATGAGGTACGGAACCTGTTTTCTGTGCGGAAAGACCGGTTGGCTGGAGGAGCACCACGTTTACCCGGGGCCGTTTCGGGATAAGTCCGAAAAGTATGGCCTGAAGGTGGGCCTGTGCGGCGAGAGTTGCCATCGGAACGGCCGGTATGCGGCGCACCAGTGCAGGGAAACCTCCGATGCCCTGAAGCAGTTCTGGCAGATCAAGTACATGATGGCCCACAAAGCCAGCGTCGCAGACTTCCGGGCGGCATTCGGGAAGAACTATCTGGAACTCGACTACTACGATGATGAAAGGAGCTACCCTATGAACATTATTGCCATCAGCGGCCGCTTGACACGCGACCCCGAACTGCGCACCACTCCCAACGGAAAGCCCGTGGTGGAGTTCACGGTTGCGGTTGACCGGCCCGGCGTTAAGGACCAGACGGACTTTATCGACTGCGTGGCGTGGGAAAAGAAAGCTGAGTTTGTCGCCCGGTATTTCAAGCAGGGAAAGCGTATCGAGGCAAGCGGTGTCCTTACCACACGCACCTACGAGAAAAACGGGGTGAAGCGCAAGCGGACGGAGGTCCGCTGCGATCAGGTCTTCTTCGGCGAGTCCAAGAAAGATAGCGGCTCCACCCCGCAGGCAGCGCCGGACCCCACGAACGACGATTTCCGCCCGCTGCCCGATGATGATGACATCCCGTTTTGAGAAAGGAGAACACATGGAAGAAAATAAGAATCCCCTTATGGGGCGTGTAGTAAAGATTCCCGCACAGTTGGTTGGCGTTCCTGATGGAGTCCAGATGACGGTGAATGCAACTATGACCACCTTCGCGGCGGTTGACGGGAAACCGGCCGGTATTGAAAGCAAGGAAACAGCGGAGTGCAATATGTACGCCGGTTATACGCTCGGAACGGTATCGTTCTCTGTCCACGGGGAGAAGCCCGTTATGGTGAGCGTCCGTCTGGATGAGTTGATGAGACTCTTGCAGGCTGCTGCTGTATGTCACCACGAGCAGGAAGACAAGAAGAATGCTGAGGAGGAAAAGGCATGAGAAAGCTGTTTACGTCTGAGTCTGTGACCGAGGGCCATCCCGACAAGGTGTGCGACCGTATCTCTGATGCGGTGCTGGATGCAGTGCTTGCTGTTGACCCGAACGGCCGGGTGGCCTGTGAGACCTGCTGCACCACCGACACGGTGTTCATTGCAGGCGAGATCACGAGCAAGGTCGATGTGGATATTGAGGGCATTGCCCGGCGGGTCCTGCGTGACATCGGCTACACCGGTGGGGCATCTGGCTTTGATGCCGATACCTGCAAGGTCATGGCGTTCGTCCACAAGCAGTCCCCCGATATTGCAATGGGAACCAGCGACACGGTGGGCGGCGCAGGCGATCAGGGCATGATGTTCGGCTATGCCTGCAACGAAACCCCGGAGCTGATGCCCCTGCCCATCATGCTTGCGCACAAGATGGCCTACAAGCTCTCCCAGACCCGCAAGGATGGAACCATCCCCTTTATCCTGCCGGATGGCAAAACGCAGGTAACGGTGGAATATGAGGGGGATGGGAAGCCCCAGCGTATTGACACCATCGTCATTTCCACTCAGCACACGGATGGAAGCCTCCCTATGCTGATGCACTCGCTGGTGGAAAATGTCATCACGCCTGTTTTACAGGAAGCCCGTCAGCACCTCCCGTGGCTCGACATCGACACCTACGACCTGTACATCAATCCTACCGGGCGTTTTGTGCAGGGTGGCCCTGCGGCAGACACCGGCTTGACCGGGCGGAAGATCATCGTGGACACCTATGGCGGTTATGCTCCCCACGGCGGCGGGGCATTCTCTGGCAAAGACCCCACAAAGGTTGACCGCAGTGCAGCATACATGGCCCGGCATATTGCAAAGAACGTCGTGGCATCGGGTCTGTGCGACAGGTGTCAGGTTCAGTTGGCCTATGCAATCGGCATGGCACTCCCGGTGTCCCTGCGCATCGACACGTTTGGGGCCAATGTGGATGAGGAAAAGCTCTGCAATGCAGTAGATCGCTGCTTTGAACTGACCCCGCTGGGAATCATTGATGCCTTGAACCTGCGCCTGCCTATCTATGAACAGACATCCGCCTACGGCCACTTCGGCAATGTAACGGGCGGCAATTTCACATGGGAGAGCACCCACAAAGCGGGGCTCCTGCACAGAACGTATAACGCGCTGTAAGAAACAGGGCAAGCCGCTTCTCCCCGGAGGGGGAGGGGCGGCATAGCCCGTTATGGGAGGTTTTGATATGGCACAGGAAGACATGAACATTACCATTTCCCCGGAAATGTTGCAGGAGATCATCCGGGTCGCATCCGAAACGGCCATCGAAAAGTATCAGCGCGAGGCTGAGAAAAGCCGGAAGGCCGTCAGGGACAAGCGCCTGCATAACACCAAGCTGCTGCTTCAGAACTACCACTGCTTTGTAGAACACAGCAAGAGCGCTGTATATGAGGCCAGCCAGCTCTCGGAAGACGATGACTTCGAGGAGTTGATGGAGGAGCTGATGAGCCAGACGGATGGCAGGGTGAGGGTCCCCGTCGTGAGGAGCATTCAGGAGAGTGCTGCCCATACCCGCATCATCGTCCAGCACATTGACCGTATGCTGGAATGCTACAAGTTCATCTGCGAACACGCCAAGCGCTCGGAGGAAATGCGCCGGTATCGGACGATTTACAGCCTCTACATCGCAGACGAACCGAAGAATCAGCAGCAGATTGCTGATGAGGAACAGGTTGACCTCTCGACGGTGTTCCGCGACCAGAAAGCAGGCATTTCCAAACTGAGCGCCCTGATTTTCGGGTGGCTCGAATGATTTTTTAGCAAAATTGCAAAAAAGTTGCCATTGACGTGCAATTACCGATATGGTAAGATACGAAGCGTGAACCGATGTGTCACTCCGGAAAAACCGTGAGCGGCATATCCCGCCTCGCATCAAGCTGTAAAGCCAAAATTTTCGCAACAGAAGCCAAACCGATTGACTCCGGTGGGTAAAGGGTTAGAATGAAGATAGGCCCAAAATCTTACCGAAAAGGTCAGGAGGTGCGACAGATGGAACGAAAATCCGATAAAGTTAGACGTCTGGTTGCAGACGGCGACTTCAAAGGGGCTTTGCGGATTGCAAAGGACTTCAGGCTCGGCATCACGAAGGAGCAGTCCTCCACGATGACAAGAGCGTATGAGTGCATGGTCCACGGAAGATTCTACAAGCAGCTCGGCTATGATCTCGATGAGAAGATAGCTGAGGGCGTGAAGATTCTGGTGGGCTTGTACGGAAGGAGCGAGGCACATGATTTACACCAGCCGGTACAGTAACCCGGAACTCAAGACCGGGAACTACACAGTCGTTGGGATAACACGGGGAGCGCCTAAGTTTCCCCTTCGGTATACGCTTGCAGGCAACATCATGGAGATCGCGCCGCCGGGTTATCTGTTCAACGAATACAACCGGGAGCGGTTCACGCCGCCCTACTTCCAGCACATGGACAGAGTAGGGACGGCGCGGATTGCTCAGATTCTCCAGCATTATGAGGACATGGGCAAGCCCGTGGTGCTTTGTTGCTACGAAGATGTCCGAAAGCCCGGAGAGTGGTGTCATAGACTGGTGTTCGCAGAATGGTGGCTCCAGAGAACAGGAGAAATGATCGAGGAGCTGCCTGACCCGTCACCAAACAAGTGGGCGAAACAGCCTGAACCGCAGAAAGTGGTTGAGCCTGATGTTGTCCAGATGAAAATGTGGTAATACCCGCTGGTAGCTCAAAAGGATTAGAGCATACGCCTCTGAGCGTAAGATTGGAGCGTTCGAGTCCTCCCCAGCGGTCTAACCATAGACTGGGAGCTGTGTCAGAAATGGCATGGCTCCCATTTTTTATGCCTACGAACAAGGGTTTTCCAGACGCTCACGTCTTTGGAAACAACCCACCCTCTGGAAAGCAACTGCTCCAGTCGAAACCAGTGGGGCAAATTTGAAAGAAAGGTCGGTGATATGAATTGACAAGAGATATGCTGAAGTCTATAATGAATTATTATCAGCGACGCGAAAAACGCCTGCAACTGCGCCTTGATTCAGAGGACAGCCCAGAGGGAGCATACCGTTATCGCCGTGCCATTCGTCGTAATCGAGCCAGTTTGAACTCGATAGAGGGCTTCTTCAGAACAGATGCTGGCGGCTCACAAGAAAACTGGGTCACCATCAACGGAACCCACGTCCTCATTGATGAGAACGGTGTCGCGCAAAGCGGCGGCAAACTCAAGGGAGCGAGCTTTAAGAACGCAAAGTCAACTCCGAGCAAGAAATCTTCTCAAAGCTCCGCAAGCGCAGAAAATACTCCGAAGGCTCCACAGCCTAAAGGAAACTATCATGTCCCGGTTTCAAAAGCTGACAGCAAGGCTTTGCAGAAATATGGTGTACGCAATGATAAGGAAACCACTATTATTGAGCAGACGCATACTGGGGGAGATCAAGAGGTAAAGCGCCTGTATGGCGAAGGACAAATGACCACCCTTGAATTTGCGCAAAAATCTAGGGAGGCTGTTGAATCATGGAGTGACGAAGACAAGCTATTGGATGCTGCATACACGGGTGCAGACAGAAAAATCTCGATGCATACCGACTACGAAGAACTGAACAGAAAGCTCCGTGAAGGAGAAAAACTTAGCGATGAGGAGCAGGCGGTAGTAGACCATTTCAGCAGGTGTGCTAAACCATTGGGTAAAGACACGGACTTGTATCGAATGGTTAATTCAAACTATGTGCAGTCGCTTTTTTCTTCGACGGGAGCTTTGAGCCTTGAGGATTTGGCAGGCAAGACTGTTACCAATAGTGCCTTACAATCAACTTGTGTTGGCGTTAATACATTCTTTGATAGAAACGATGTTGCCATAAAGATTAAAGCGCCATCCAATATGCCCGTATGCCTGACAAGCGATGTGTCCGAAGGCGAAATTGTCATACCTGCTGGTGCAAGGATGAGAATAACATCTGCACGGACAGTTCATAAGCCTACATGGGAAACATCAAAGGGCAGTGACGGACGCATGAAAGTGACGGTATTATCTGAGGGCGAGATTCTTCCGCTTCCCAAGTGGGAATCAGTTCGAGGATTACGAAATGCGGGTTGCCGTTCGGAAGATATTGCACCCGACTGTGGCTTTGCAGTAAGGTTATATAGCAAAAACAGATCCCCGACCAAAGAGTTCCGAGGAACCTATATTGAAATGGAGATCGTAGGATATGAACAATGAAATCACAAGAATATGCTGTGATGTCTGCGGTGCATATTTAGAATTTGACGGTGAGAAGTTTGCGCCGATCGACAATAATGGATGCTGCGTCGAATGCGGTTCTTATCAGGTTGATGAAGCATTTCTCAATCCCGATCAGATGGGATTGTACGGTCCCGGATGGCTCAACTTTGAACGGTTTGGCTTCCTGTGGAATCTGCGAATGTTACCCAAGAAAGGGTATATGCGAAGTCGAAAGCCTTATGACATTTGGCGCAATGCCCATCCTGAACTTGAAAAGCCGTTCAATATGTGCAGCTTCAAAGAAAAGCCAGACATGGAACAGCGCTTGCTGGAGGTATGGGACGTTCCGGATGAGGATGAGGACGAGGAAGACGACGAATAACTGAATATCAACATGCGAGAGCGATGGGAAACCGTCGCTCTTTTTGTTTTGGAGAAAAAACTATGGCAATGTTTCAGAATCCGGGGACGTTCTTTGTTGGCGGGACGCTGACCCCGGTAGAGCAGCGCTTCATCGCGGTTCTTTTGAAAAACGCCCATAAGCAGGGGTACACCCGGTTCGTTGAGCCGTGTGCCGGCGCTTTCGCCATGTCGCACATCGCGGCACAGTGCGGGTACAAGCCCAGCGAGATCGAGGCCAGCGACGTTTCGATGTTCACCTCCATCATGGGATATGCCATCACGGGCCAGTCCCTTGAGGAACTGGAAATCAGAGCGGACGGCTTCACGAATGAGGAACTACTCGACCCTGCGGTAGCGCTCTATGCGTGGAAGTACCTGAAAGCTACGCGCAACGCAGGCAGAGAATATGGCTACGAACTAATGGTCGATCTCGAAGCGCGGCGCGAATACTACATTGACAGCCTCCGCGCACAGCTCGACAGAGCCAAGCAGCTCCTACACGGCATGAGCTACCGCCCGCTGGATATGTGGAAACACCTTGAGGAGTGCTACGATGACCCCCACTGTATCGTAATTGCAAATCCTCCGACCTATACCGCTGGCTTCGAGAAGTGGTACGACACCGGAGGACGCATGACGTGGAAGGAACCTGAGTATGGCATCTTCGACCCGAAGACCGGGCTGACTGAGCTGTACGACAAGATGAGCGATGCCAAGTGCCTCCTGATGTGCTATGAGGAGAACGCCCCGGGCCTCACTGCCGGGCATCCTGTCTTTGCCCGGTATGGTGTGCGTGATGGCATCAACGTGTACCTGACTACCAACCGCCCGGATGAGGCGACCATGCTTGCCGAGGGTAAAATGATTACCCGCCCGAACGAGGGCAAGCTGGAGCCACTGGATTGTAGCATCCTGCCGCGTGACTATGAAATTACCCGCAAGAGCAAGATTCAGATTACCCAGATCGAGCGCACCGCCGCCCAGTATTACAGAAAGCTCTGGACGCACAACTTCGTCGGCTCGGCTGCA